TATTGATATAAGGGTTGCTGAGATTAAAGAACATATTATTGCTACTATCATTTCGTTTGGTTATACATATCCCTAACTTCAATTATAGCTAAAATTACTATAATTATTGCGAATGGTAAAAGTATCATTTTAATTGTTTTATAATATATACAAGATGCCCACCGATGTAAGCTACTGCAAACAAAGGTAAGCAAATTGTAAAGAAGTATAATATTTTTATTACTTTAGAGATACGGCTACACTTGTTGTGCTACTCTTAGCAGGTGGGTAAACTTTGGTAACCTCGCCAGTAACTCCGTTTATAATATCAAGTCCTTGATGCGGAACTTTTTTAAGGAACTCTTCCATATCCTTTTTGGCTTTGGCTGCGCTATTGTACTCGGTCATTATCTCTTCGTATTGTGGGCTTTCGCATTTGCTATAATCGTACTTAACTCCGACCTCGCGAATGTTGAACTTTGCACTCATATACTCGAAATCTTTGCCGTTTAATACAGCTGCTTGTAATACTGCATCTTTATAGTCCTTGTTTGCCTTTAGGGTTTCGAGCATATCCTCTAAGGCTTTAACCTGAATATGTGTTTTTAACGGGTCAAGTTCCCCTGCGTTTAATCGTTCAATTAATTGATAGGTAAACTCAGTCCTTTGTTCTTTTGTTGTTTCGAAGATTTGTTGTAGTTCCATTGGTTTGTTTATTTGTAGTTTATATGGTTCGCTTGTATTTACATAAATTCTTGGAGTACCTAAGTAGCCATCATCATCAAAATAAAAACTCATATTGTTTGGGGTTATTTGTTTTGGTTATATGTTGTATAGTCCATGGTTTTAGTCTTCTTCCATAATGTCAATAATATTATAATAAGATTTTGCTTCTTTAATTAACTCAATCATTGTTTTTAATTTATCAATATCTAATTGAACATAAGCTAAATTCTCTGTATTAAGTTCTATATAATATTCATGTAATACACATTTTATAGGGTCTAATTCTATATCTAAAATTTCCGTATATACTACACCATCTATAACTTCAAATGTATATTGGTTAGCTAATAAAACCTTTTCTATGTCTATTTCTTTTTTCATATTGTTTCGGGTTTGTAGTTCTCAATGTCAAAAAAGCCGATTTCTGACTTATGTTCTGGTTTCCTTAATCTACGCTTTGCAGGTTCGTAACCCTTCTCGTTGCAGTAAGTAAGTATTTCCAAATATGTAGCATCTATGTTATTCATCATTATACTAATAGGCTCACTTGCGTAATACTTGTCTATGTATTCTTTTGTGCTTTGTGTCATTGTGTTTAATTAAATAGTCGGTTAATGCTGCCATTACAAAACCTGTCGCAATTAGCAGAAGGCATATAGCGTAGATCATTTTGAGTAGATGTCTTGTAATTGTCCAACAAGCTACTAAAAATACGGCTAAAAGTTGTGCGGTTTCTTTTTTCATTGTGTTTGTGTTTTGATTAAATAATAACCAAATATACAAGTTTTACACAATCCACCAAATTTATTTTTGTAACCTTGTTGCAATTATAGGAAGGCATACCTACCCGTGCCACGCTTAAGGCTGAAGTTCTGCCAAGCCAATGCCAAAGCCATAACTGCATCATCGTGAAAGCCTGAAGGTGCTGAGTACTTAACTCCGGTTGCCGTGTACTGATACTCAAATACTTCAAGTTCCTGGCTTATTATCCCCTCAGGATAGCCTATTTTCCCTTGATGTATGGCAGCCTGTAAGCCTTCCATTAGCTGCTGCTTACTTGAACTTGTGAACTTTAAGCCTTGTATCATTACCCCTTCTCTTTGTAGGTCTTCGAGTATAGGGTCGCCAACCCCCGTAGAATCGACAAGGATAGGGCATTTAGGCAGCCTAAGGATAGTTTGCTTGGTATTATGCCAATCCATTTGAAAGCGGTCAAAATAAGCCACGTTTCCGTCTTCGTCTAAGCCTACGATAACTGTCCAATCGACTGACTTTGCCAGATCAATACCATAAGCTACTACCGGCATTGTAGTTACCGGGTGTAAGCACTTGCGTATATGTTGGCTGCCAAATGGGTTTGCTGCGTTCTCGGCTGGGTTTGCCATATACTCCTGCTCAAACACAACCTCTGGCAGTTGCTTCCTTGCATCGTCTATTTCGTTGGGGTCAATGTAAGGGTTATCGTATGTAGTAAACTTAAAGCTTTGCCAATCCGGTTCGGCTTTGCTAAACAAACTAAAGAAGTAGTTTTTACCTTTAGGGGTGCTTAAGAATATAGCTTTACCCTTGTAGTCAGTTAAGGTAGGTCTTATCGAGTTTAGCCACCCGTCTTCTAAGTTAGGTATAAACGAAGCCTCATCTATTACGGCTAAGTGAAACTTTAAACCTCTAAGATTGTCTAACCTTTCGCCCGTAAAAAAACGTATGCTGCCACCCGTTATGAATGTAATAACCAGGTCGCTTTCGTTCTTAGAGTATATTTCCAATGGTAATAGATCAACTATTTCCTTAAAGAATATTTTGCCTAATTGGTAAGTAGGTGTAATGTAAGCTACACGCTTTTTATTGACCGCAGTTTCTATGCTAATCGTTTGGCTAATCAAGGACTTGCCAAATCTTCTCCCTGCCATCATTACAATAAACCTACTATCGCATTCAATTACTTGTTTTTGCGCTGGGTGTGGGTTATGTAACTTTAAGCCTACTGTCTGCATTATCTATCGTAAGTTATTTTGATTTCACTTACTTCGTGTTTGTTCTCGGACTTCTCTACTAAGCTATTCAATCTTTGAGTTATGCTTGGATTGTAAACCCCTGCCATTCCCCCTTCGATTTGGTCTTGTCTAATTGTTTTCCTAATACGCGAACAGATAGTACGAAAATCCTCATAAGCATTATCTAAATTAGCAAAGTATCTTCCTAAATCGCTTATAACTCCTTGATTGTAACAATAGTTCTCAAAGCCTTCTATTGTTAGAGGTCGCTCCCTTAATCTGTAAACTTCGTCTCCGTCTTTACCTACGAAATCGTGAACTTTAATAGGATTGCTTTTACAATACTCGCAATATTCAGTAAAGTATTGAAGCATTAATTCTGGTGTCTCTATTGCTTTATGCCTACCCATCTATTTTTGTTTTATAGTGCTGACATATCCTTTCCATAACGGATAAGTAATATGTGTTAAAATCTTTATACCCTTCGTTGTCTTGTTCGTATGTTCTGTATAAGATGCCCCTTAATCTTTGACTTGGTGTTTTAAACGTGTCAGGGTCAGCCTTTAGGTTTTCTACGATGTCTTGCTCTTCTTTACTAAATGGCTCTTCTTTAATTGCTAAGTAGCAAAATTGTTGGTTAAGTTGGAATAGGTTAGCTGCATCTTTAGGACTTAGTTCTTGGGTTGCTAAAGTTAGCTTGATTGTTTTGTCTTTGCGTGAGGCTATGCTCTCTACTTGGCTTGATAGTATTATCATAGTATGCCGTTAATTATATCGTTTGCTTCGTCTATTGCGTCTTCTTGATCTAAGTAAGTGTCTACGTCTGCTATATGTTTGTTAATTAGGGTTTCTGCCATTGCATAGGTGTAGTGTCCTATCGTGGTCATATCGTCTCCATTTTTACCCGTCTTACATACTGCTACGAAGTATGCCTTATGTGTTAGGATAAGCCATATAGCATTTAGTTTTCTCATCGTCCTTGACCTCTGTATGCTTTTTCTCTGGGCGTGTGCTTATTAAAGGACTTCTTTGCAGAGCCTCGTTTCCTTTTCCCGAATGAAATTTTGTTCTTATTCTCGTTACCTTTTGCCATTTGGTATATTCTTTAAATGTATTTCAAATATTTCTTCTTTAGTCCATCTATTCTTAAAGTCATAATCGTAATGGCACTCTCTACACATAGCACATAAATTAGTTATATCGTCTTGCAGTTGTTTTCTTTTACTGCCGAACTTTGACCTTGCAACTATGTGTGCTATATCTACTGCCACTTTACCACACACTTCGCAAAAAATGGTATCTGACGAATCAAAGCCCATTCCTTGCAAATAATTAAGTGTGTGTCTCTGCATACTTTCCCCATTAAATTTTCCGTTGATTAATAATTAAAAAATTTAACTATGCAAATTATTTATTGTCTATTTCTTTTAGTTTGTTAATTGCCCATTCAACACCAGAAGTCCCACCCCAAGCGTCCCACATTAAACCGCCACAACCTTCGCTATAAGGCACATCTTTATGTTGTTGGTGTCTTTTAAATGAAGCCATACGAGCAATAGTATCTCTACTAATCGGCTCACGATTTGCCAACTGTCTTGCCCTTGCCTTACCAGTTGCTTCTCCGCAAGAACCCCAACCATTTTTCTCAGCCCATTCTATTGCCCTCTTTGCGTTATTAGTAGCTGACTCCGGATAGTCGGTATAGCTTTCAGCAAATTTACCACCTGCAAGGATAGCTTTCCAAACCTTCATAGCTTTTTCCTCGGTATCGTACACGCAACCGCCTTGTCCGATTTTCCATTTTCCTGAACTGCATTGTGTTACTGGCATAGTTTACTATAAATATACTTTCGGTCTAAATTTATCTCGTCAAAGTTATACTTCTTTTGGCAGAACTCAAACAACTTCTGTCCGCTTTCCTTTCGCATATCCGCATCACTTACTAAATCTCTTATATGTTTGTACCAATCCTTCTGACTTTTAACGTAGTGTACCGGCATATCTAAGTACGGATTGACATAGCTAACTATGGCAGGGTTCTTTTTAGCAGCCGTTTCTAATACCTTTAAATTTGACTTCATAGCGTTGAACTTGTTATCTACAAGTGGGATAACTGAAATGTCTGAGTCCGTATAAGCACCCATATATTCTGTAACCCTTGCATAGTTATAGATCGTGGGGTTAAGCTTTAGTCCGCAAGTAAAAGCATCAATCATTTTATCCCATATAGGTTTCTCGCCATCGTTGTAACCTGCTATTACAGTTCTTATATTCATACCTTGTAACCTTTTAAACGGCTGCCTTAGTATTTCAATATCCCTTTCGTGCGTTCCGCTACCTGACCAAAATAATCTAACCTTGTAATCTTCTGTCTTGTTGTCCTGGAACTGCTCTTGCCCATAAGGTAAAGCGTTTGGTAATATGTGAACGTTTTTATTGTAAGGGCTTATCTCTGCTGCTAACCTTTCGTGTGTGCAGGTACAAAGGTCAGCTATCTTTAAGTAATCGGTAATCTGTTTGCCTATGTTATTGTATTTGTATCGGTAATATAACAAATGGCTTTCGCTAAGTTCCCAATGGTCATCGTTATCTACTACTAATTTAAAGCCGTACTTAGTGCGCCAGGTGTCCATTTGCTTTGCATCTATTTCGTTAAGCATTCTATTCATTAGCACAATATCCCAACCTTGCTCAAGTAGTTCGTCATTCAATACATCTGTTATAAGTGCGTACTCTTTTTGTAAGTGTACTATCGGCATCATTATTCGGTGCAGTCCTACACCTGAGTTGGCAGAAGTTATACAAAGTATTCGCATCTTATATTCTTTTGGTTATGATATATGTCTTGGTATTTTTCCCACACGCTTTGCGCCCTTGCCAAGCTTTCGTCTTTCATTCGTCTATATTCTGTGCCGTTACCGACATCGTGTCCTATATGTTCTGAGCGCATATCTGGAAGGTAATAGTTGGTAAAGCCTGTAATAGTTGCACGTTCCCCATAATCTCTGTCCTGCATTCCATAAGGGTCATAAGCTTCATTGTAACCCCCAACCGCATCTATTAGTTCACGGGTAATAAAGTTATCTCCAAAAGGGGTATGCGTTTTATGTACCCCGTCTTCTAATGGCGGTAAAGCTTCTACACAATGTATTCCAATAATGCCTGTCTTTTCTATTCGTTGTGCAAACAAAACAAACTTAGCTAACCAATTCTCAGGAAGTAAAATGTCATTAGCTAATAAACAAACCGCATCATAGTTTTGGGTTATGCATAACCCTGCATTTACTCCGGCTGCTATGCCTCGCTTTTCTTTTGATAAGTCATATCCTGTAAAAGGATAATTAAAAGTTTCGTGTGTGTCGCTGCCATTGTCTATTAAGAAGCAGTCCGCATTGTAACCAGAGTTAAAAAAATTTTGCTTAATTACACGTTGTGTTAAATCGTGTCTGTTTTGTGCAAGTAATAAAATAGCTACTTTCATTATCTTATGTTTGAGCCGATTTCCCTTGCCGGTACTCCTGCGTATTTAGTATTTGGTTTTGCATCTCCTTTTAAAAAAGCACTTGCTCCTATCATACAATTTTCTCCTACGTTTGCAAATTGATGCAGAACTGCGTTAAGTCCTATATTAGCACCTTTGTCTACAATAGAATGCCCACCTATTTTTGCTCCGCAACTTATTGTTACATTGTCTAAGATTGTGCAATCGTGTCCTATGTGTGCGTGTTTCATTATAAAACAATTATTGCCAATAAAGGTATCTATTTCGGTTCCGGCATCTATTGTTACAAGTCCTGTAATAACATTGTTATCGCCTATGTATACTTTTCCTTTTTCTTTATTCCAGAACTTCTTATGCTCTGCTTTGTCTCCGATAATACAATAAGCACCAATGTAGTTTCCGTCTCCAATAATTACGTTATCGCCAATAATAGCGGTCGGGTGGATAAAGTTAGCCATTCTTTTTATTTTTAGGTTGTAAATCGTACCATTCGTACAAGCGTTTAATCATATCAAATATACAATGACTGCACCATACTGTTAATATAAAATCTGCACTCATATACTTGCGATAAATATGCTCGTACATTTTTAAGATGTCTAAGTCGATATTTCGCACATAGCCGTTTTGAACTGTATGCCAATTACCAATGTGTTGATCTAAAAAGTTGCGGTGTTCTATTTCCATAAGTTCCACATTATTTTTGAAAGTAAAGGTGCTAACACTCCCGGAATAAATACAAACGCTATGATGTCAGTACATATTGCAGGTAGTAAATATAAAATCAAACCTGTCCAAGCTGCTAAACAACTCGTGCAACTAAAAGGCTTAAAATCTAAATACCATTTTCTATGGAATTGGTGTATCTCTACAAAGAATATTGCAAAGCATATCGCTGCTATAATTATCATTTGCGTAATTGTTTTTTAAGTTCTCGTTTAGTTAATTTAAGTTCCCTATGTATTGACATATAAGGTATGCCTGTAACCCTGCTTAATTCTTTAGCGTTGCAGTTGTGCTTAATAGCATACACTCGCAATAGTTCCGCTTTGTACCAGTGCATCTTGGATAGTTCGTCTTCTACTTTGTTAAGCAAGTCCTCGTCCCTATCGTGTACTATTAATTCAACCTCTAAAGGCTTTCGGTATATTCTATAAAATTGGCTTGTATTACTCTGCATCATATTAATCATAGTTCTAACCAAATAGAACTTTAATACGTTCCGGGTGCGCATATCTATTAAACGTTCCTCGTCCATTTCGCATAGCACCTTAAATATTTCGCTTCTTAAATCTTCTCGTAAATCTTCAGGCTGCATTTTGTCTATTGCTTCCTTAAGTTCTCGGCTTTCCCAAAGTTCTAATATGATACTATTCTTGTTCATACTCCTTTAAGGTTAGTTTACCATTATCTTCGGTCGCTATGTAACAGAAGCAATTTGCCGTCTTTGCTAAGTTTAAGAAAGCTATTTGGTAGCTGCTAAGTTTATCGCCTATGGCTTTTGTTTCGCAATAAACCGCTACTCCTGTTTGTGTATGAAAGCCTACTACATCTGGAACTCCTTTAAGTCCTATGAATGTGCGACCCCTAACCGCAAGATTGTTATTGCGCCATACAAAGCACCCGTTTTTATTTAGGGTCTTGATTGCTTCCTTGGTTAATTCGTTTGCGGTCATAAAGCAAAAATATACTAAAGTTCTTGATATTGACAAATACTTTTAAATATTTGGTAAGCTACTTGTGGCACTATTGCGTTTCCGTAGGCTTTGATGCTTTCATTTCTCCATTTTGAAAAGGTAATGCCGTCCAATTCTTTGGGAAGCCCATCATCTCCTCCACAAATAGGGGAGACAGTTGGAAACCCTGTCCAGCCATTTGTCGAAGGCTGTTTTGTAAAACTACTCCTTTTTCCTTGTGTCTCTCTTTTGCTTTCTCCAATGTTTCCAGGCTCCTTGCCGTATTCCAATCGAAACTGTTGGGAGTTGGTAATAATCCCCTCAAAGCCATTTGGTCTAATGGCATCGTAAATGGACGATGTCCTTTCTGTTCTAATCTCTTCATTCTTAGGTCGTATGCTTCGAAATTGGTTTGTTCTCTGTGTTGCGCTAAAGGAGTAGGCAATAAACCATATTCTGTCTCTTCTGTGTGGTGCGTTAAGGGAACAAGCTGGAAGTAAAAACGGGAGGACTTCGTAGCCTTCAGCTTCCAAGTCAGACTGCACTTCGTCGAATACCAATCCCCCGTTCCAATTAGTAAGGCCGCGAACGTTCTCGCCCACAACCCAACTCGGCTGAATTTCCCTAATTGTTCTAAGCATTTCCGGCCAGAGATGTCTCTCATCTTCTTTGCCAAGTCGCTTTCCTGCACTTGAGTAGGGTTGGCAAGGGAAGCCTCCACTAATGATGTCGATTGCTCCTCTGTGAATAGAGAAGTCTGTTTTAGTAATGTCATTGTAAGATATTGAATTTGGGAAGTGATGTTTTAATACTTTTTGTCCAAAGGTGTTCCACTCGCAATGAAATTTGTTTTCCCAACCGCACCATTCGGCAGCTAGATCAAAGCCACCTATTCCGCTAAATAAGCTTCCGTGCCTCATTTAAACGTGGTTTTATTATTAGCAATTTGATCCTCAAAAAATAAAGCTACTGCAACTGCTCGAGCCTGGTTTTTTAGCCAACTCTCAGTCCATTCGTCCCGGTACTGCTTAGCGCTTATTATGTCCATTTTATTAGCCTTGTAGGTAATAATCTCCATTAGTTTCTTTTTAGCAAGTGCGCCATCTTCTTTTGTCCATACCTTGATGCCTGTACTATTAAGCTTTGTAAATACGGATAAAGGGTTAAACAACCTGTCAAAAGTTCTATTTTCCAGAACCTTATACTCCTGGTAACTGTAATCAATTATCTCTAAATCGGTTAAGTGTGGGATTGCTTCTACTCGTTCTTGTGGTATCATTTTTCTTACTTCGTTTGCTTTTTTCTTGTACCTATCCATAACCTGACTAAAGTATGCAGGGCTAAAATTTTGATAGTGATCTATAAAGTCATTCGCTACCATTTGCTTAAACGCTACTTTAACTTCGTTTATTGTAAAGTTCCCGTACTCAGTTCTTATCCAATCTTCAAGGATTGCCAACTTAACATCTCCAGGATTGTTAATACCTACAAGCTGCATAAGATAAACAAGGTTTTGTTTAAATATGGTAGAGTTGAGGCTCCTCATTCGTTCCCCCGAAAAGCTTTGCATAATCTCCCTCTCCATAGGAAGTAGAGTGGATATAGTTGTAGTTTCTAAGGTTCTCGAGTTCGTGCTTATTAAGTTTTGGCTTATTGTTTGTAGTTCCTTTTGCATATGTGGTTGAGTTAGTTATCCAATTATTTGCTGATGCTCTCCAATTTTTCATAGGGTTTTTCCCTACTTTCCAGCCGTTGCTTTCATAATAGTTAAAAAACTTTTCGGCTTCTATTTTGCCTTGTTCTAATCCAATACGAAAACTAAAATACTCTAAGGCTTGTTCAAAATTACATTTTGCATTTGTATTTTCTGCAAGTTTTTTCTTTACCATTACCTTATCCTTATCCATATCCATTTCCTTATCCATATCCATAGCACCATATAAGGGGCTTACAAGGGGCTTAAATTCATCATCTATTAAATTGTATTTTTGTAAAACTTTGATAATTCCGCCGTGTGCTTTGTTGTCTGGGTTAAGTCCACTTGGGTACTGAAAATCGATAAATGAAGGTATGTACCATTTATTGCCTTGATCTATTCTAACAACCTTATCTCCAAAAAATTTTAAAGCTTCACGCTCCGTTATTTGTTCGCCTATCCTAATTCTTGCTACATCAATGTCTACCTGCCAAATTCCTGCGTGGTCGCAATCATCACAAATGTAAAGCCATAAAAGTTTGTAGGGTGCTGATAGGTTACGAATGAAAGGTTTTTTCCATTTTTCCGTGTCTGTAAATCGTTTTGCCATTATTTTCTATTATGTTGTACGTTAAAAATAGGATTAAAATGTTTAATCATATCTATTTCTACTTCCCTATAATTTTCTATTTCGCAAGACATAGTATAAACTATTAACTCGTGAGAATACAAATCAAAGGTTTTTCTGTAAATATGATTTGTTTGATTAATCCTTTTACTCATATTTTTACTCGAACCAATATACAACAAAGTATCTTTTTTGGTTTCGTAACTATAAGTAAATACCGCATAAACACCTGGCTTTGGTGGGTGTCCGAACTCTCCTGTTTCGAACTTGTAATCTTTGTATTTTAATTGTGCCATAAAAAAAATAAACCCCGATAGGTACGAACTATCAGGGTTATTATTATTTAACCACTAAACACATTATCGGTTCGTACTTCGTTAATGTATGTTTATATATTTGCAAATATAAACTAATTTTCGGTAATTTCAATCTTTTGGCAAATTCTTTTTAATTTGTCCTTAAACCAATCTTCCGTATCAATTAGGTTATTTGCTTGTTTGATATTGTGAATTGCGGTGGTATGGTCTTTAGTGCCGGTGTATGCGCTTATCTCTTTAAGGTTTAATTTAGTGTACCTTCTAAGTAAGTAAGCAGCAGCCTTGCGACCAAAGGTAGTTCTTAAACTCCTATCCCTTCTTGATATATCGCATTCAAATACCTCTTCAACTAATTTAACGATGCTTCTCGCACCTATATCCGCACCTAAAGGCTCGTTGTCTTCTAAGCCTAACAACCCTAACTGCGACATCATTTCGTGCAATTTAACGTGGGTATTACGTTGAGCATAGTACAACTCCTTCAGTTGTCTTATTGAAACATCTCTATTTTTAGTTAGCATAATTAAAACGGCAATCCTTCCGTGTCTTCTTTAGGTTTGAAATCATTTAAATAAATCTTGTAATCTGGTTGCTTATCCTCTGTCTTATAAGCGTTTACCCACATTGAATATTTAACATCATTGATTGTAAAATTAATTACTTCTCCTTTAGCGGTTTGCTTTTTCCAAGCACCTGCACTCCATTTTTTTTGTTCCATTTTTTACTTTTTTATTAGTGAATATTTACTTACAAATTTAGGTTGTTTCTTATTACCTACGTTAATTAAATCGGACTGTAT